AACTCGGTGCCGAGTTTCCTGGCCGAACGCCTTTGGAAACTGGTGCAATTGATCGTCCAGGCCGGAGGCTTCGGCAGCGTCAGTCTCATCTTAGAGAAGGGCCGGGTGGCCCGCATCGTCTGGAGTGTTGACGAGAGAATAAGAGATCCACAGGCATAGGACCTGTCGGCGGTGTAAGACTCCCGGGGTCGCAGCGTGCAGCTGCGGCCCTTTTTGTTTAACTCGCGACGGGGGGGCAGCGATGACCGGACGGCAGCGGGAGATCGCCCGAGCGTTGGCGCTGGGGGATTCGGTGCGCCAGATCGCCTGCCGGCTCGGCATCCGCCGGCAGTCGGTGCGCCGGCAGCTCTCAGCGCTCTACGAGGTCACGGGCGTTCTCTCGCAGGCGCAGCTCGTCGGGTGGTGCGTGGTGCACGGTGTGGTCAGCATGGAGGAACTGAGACAGGTGTACGCGGAGAAGCCCTATGGCCAGGTGGGTTAGAGGCCAGTCCGGCAACCCCAACGGCCGGCCCCGCCGCGGCCGCTCGGTCGCGGAGATGGCGCGGCTCGTCGCGCACGAGCGCATCCAGTTCGACGACGACGGCGAGGCCGGCGAGTACAGCCGGCTGGAGCGCCTCGTCCGGGTGCTCTGGACTGCGGCGCTGGACGGCGACCTGGGCGCGGCCCGCCTGCTCATCGAGTACATGGAGGGCCGGCCGGTCGAGGTGGTCGCCGCTTCGGTCGAGGGCCGCATCCGCAACGTCAACGGCGACGAGCTGGCCGCGCTGCTGCGCGGCGCGGTGGCGATGGTCGGCGATTGGCGGCAGTCGCTGGGCGAGGGCGGCGAGGGACCGGAGGCGGCGGAGGTCGCGAGGCTGTTCGGAGAGGGGCTGAACTTGGGTGACGAAGCAAGAGGCGAAAGCACAGAGCCAGGCCGCGGGGACTGCGCCCAATCCCCTGGCCCAGGAGCAGCGTGAATGGCTGGCGTGCGCGTTGTCGTTCGGGTACTGGTGCGATCACTGGGCGCAGGTGTACGACGCGTCGAGTCGGGGCTGGCTGCCGTTCCGGCTGTGGCCGGCCCAGATCGGCGTCGCAGAGACCTTGCAGAGCAAACACCTCGTCGTGATGCTCAAGGCGCGGCAGCTGGGCATGAGCTGGCTGACCGTGGCCTATGGGCTGTGGCTGATGTTGTTCCGGCCCGCGGCGACGGTGCTGTTGTTCTCCAAGCGGGACACCGAAGCGGTGCACCTGCTCTCTTTCCGGCTCCGCGGCATCTACGGGAGGCTGCCAACGTGGATGCAGGCGGCTGCGGTGGTGGTGGAAAACGCCCACGAGTTCCGACTGTCGAACGGATCAGCGGCTCTGGCGTTTCCCACCACCGGCGGACGGTCGTACACCGCGACCCTGGCGGTCGTCGACGAGGCGGACTACTGTGACCTGGAGCCACTCCTTGATGCCGTCAAGCCGACGGTGGACGCGGGCGGCAGCCTGGTCCTGCTCTCCACCGTGGACAAGAGCAGCCCGGGCAGCGCGTTCAAGCGCATCTACCAGGCCGCCCGGGACGGCGGCAACGCGTATGCGCCCGTGTTCCTGCCCTGGACCAGCCGGCCGGACCGCTCCTACGACTGGTACGACCGGGTGCGGCAGGACATCCTGGCCCGCTCCGGCAACCTGGACTCGCTGTATGCCGAATATCCCGCCTCGGACGTCGAGGCGCTGGCCGCGCTGTCTGGTGACGCTCGCTTTGCTGCTGAGTGGTGCAGCCGGGCTGCTGACACTGCGGCTCCTGCACTGGCTGGGGGGCCGGCCCTGATGGGACTGCACGTGTGGGAGCTGCCGCAGGAGGGCCGCATGTACGTGATCGGCGCGGACCCCGCGCAGGGCAACCCGCAGAGCGACGAGAGCGCGGCCTGCGTGCTGGATGCACTGTCGGGCGACCAGGTGGCGGCCTGGGCCGGCCGGGTGGAGCCGGCCCTGTTTGCGAGCGGCCTGCAGCGCCTGGCCGAGTGGTACGGCGCGGGCCTGCTCGTCGAGCGCAACAACCACGGGCACGCGGTGCTGCTGGCCCTGCGCGACGCGGGCGCGGCCGGCGTGCTGCGCGGCCTGGACGGCCAGCCGGGCTGGCTCACCTCCGCGCGCGGCAAGGTGTTGGTGGTGGACGCGGGCGCGGACCTGCTGCGGGACGGTGCGCCCAAGGTCCGCGATGCGGAGACGCTGCGCCAGCTGATGGCCTTTTCCGGCTCGACGCTGGCTGCGCCGGGGGGCGACCACGACGACCGGTGCATGGCCTGGTGCCTGGCCGTCGCGGCCGCGCGCTACTGCGGGGGCGGCGCAGTGGGCGAGCCCGCGATCCTGCCCCCGCGCGACGCGATCAGCGAGCGGGAGACCGGCGGATGGTGACGGCGGCGGAAGGAATAAGAAAGGCGGCGGCCGAGCCGCCGCAAGAAGAAGGAAGATCGCATAGCGGTCTCCCTTGGACCATCCTCCTCCTCCGTGGGGAGGGACGGCGGTGAACTGGCTGCAGCGGATGCTCGTGCGGCTGGCGCGCGTGACGCCGGTGCTGCCGGGGCAGGCGGACGATGGCCTGCTGCGGCTGGGCATGGCCGGCACGGAACTGGACAAGCGCTGGGACGTGCTGCTGCAGGAATTCAGCGATGCGCGCGACGCCTGGCGGCGCAATCCGCTCGCGCGGAGGCTGATCAGCCTGGTGTCGTCGTTCGTGGTCGGCGACGGCATCACGCTGACGTCCGACGACGAGGCGCTGGCCGGGTTCCTGGCCGCGTTCTGGGCGCACGAGCAGAACCACATGGACCTGCGGCAGTACGAGCTGTGCGAGGAGCTGGCCCGCTCGGGCGAGCTCTTCATCACGCTCCACATGAACCCGGTCGACGGCATGTCCTACGTACGCGCGCTGCCCGCTTCGAGCGTGGACCGGGTCGAGTTCGCACCGGGCGACTACGAGACCGAGACCGGCTATCACGAGGCCGTCGGCCCGGAGGACCCGGATTACCCCGAGGGCCGCACCTGGCGCGCGGCCGGCCAGGCCGAGGCCGATACGCCGTCCGCAGACGGACGGTATGCTGCGGTGTGCCTGCACTATGCGGTGAACCGGCCGGTCGGCTGCGTGCGCGGGGAGAGCGATCTCGCGCCGGTGCTGCCCTGGCTGCGGCGCTACTCGCGGTGGCTGGAGGACCGCGTGCGGCTGGCCGCAGCCGTGCACGCGTTCGTGTGGCTGGTCCGGGTGCCGGGCGCGCTGCTCGCCAAGCGCAAGGCGGAGCTCGGCTATGCGCCCGAGCCCGGCTCCCTGCTGGTGGTGGACCGGGACAACGAGGAGTGGCAGGCCGTGGCCCCGTCGCTCCACGCCAACGACGCGGCCGCGGACGGCCGGGCGATCCGCTGGATGATCGTCGCGGGCGGCCCGGGCGTGGGTCTCGTCGACCTGGGCGAGGGCGAGGCCGCGAACCTGGCGACGGCCCGGGCCATGGGCGAGCAGCGCTCCCGGTTCATGCGCGCCCGGCAGCAGTACTTCGCCTATGTCCTGGCCACGCTCGCGCTGACGGCCTACAACCGGGCGGTGCGGCTGGGCAAGATCGCGGGCGAGACCCGCACCCTGGACGACATCCGGGTGGGCGTGCCGGACATCTCGCCGACCGACAATGCCGAGCTGGGCGCGAGCGCGGCGAGCGTGGCGAATGCCCTGGCCAGCGTGGCCGGCCACGGGGTGGGCGGCGAGCGCTGGCGCCGGCTGGTGGTGCGCACGGTCATGAAGTTCATCGGCGAGAACGTGGACGAGGATGAGCTCGGCAGCATCCTGCAGGAGAGCCAGGCGGAAGGAAGAAGGAAAAAGGAAGAAGGAAGATCAATGGACGGGGATTCCGGTGGAGCCCGGCCCTCGGCGCGGGACGCGGGCGGCCGGGCCGGTCAGTCGTAGGAGGTGACGCGATGTGGGCTTTGATCCTGGCTGCGGTGGCGATCCTGGTGCTGGTGTGGAGCGCATTGCGGTCGGCCTCCGATGCCGACGATCTCCTCGGTGACGAGGGGGAAGAGGTGCACGGTGGGACAGGCTGACGGCTATGTCTGCGAGGGGCGCTGTCCGGTGTGCGGGCGTCGCGTGCGGCTGACCTGGCAGCGGACGGGAGAGGCCGATGCGTGCCCCTGCGGCCTGGAGGCGGTGCTGGTGGTCGAGACGCAGGACACGCTGAAGTGGTACTGGCGCGATCCGTTCGATCTGCCGGCCAGCTCGGGTAGCTTGCCGGCGCCGCGGGCTGCCCGTCCGGAGCCGGCAACGCCGGCCGGTCCCGTGCAGCTGCGGCTGGTATAGGGGGTGCGATGGGTCCCTGGAAGTCTGCGACGTACACGCTGTCGGTGGGTGAGGATGTGGCGCCCGTTGCGTCGGCTCCGGTGGTGCTGTATTCGGTGGTGGCGGCCAATGCATCGTTGACCGATCCCGGGGTCGTGACGATCTACAACGGGTCGGGCACGGTTGCCGTTATGAACCTGGCGATGCCAGTCGGGGGGACAGTGGTCTGGAGCGGGTGCCTGGCGATGCCGAAGGGCCTGCAGGTGTATGTGGAGACCGGCTCGGCCTATGTAACGGTGATGTACGTGTAAGCGGAAGGAGAAAAGAGGAAGGGAGATGGTGGAGGAGCAGGATCGGGTGCGCGTGGAGTTGGCGGGCGAGCTTGAGCCAGGCCCTCTGGCTTCGGAGCCGGGACCTCGGGGGCGGGTGTATCGGGCCGTGCTGATCCGCCCGGGCGAGTGGGCAGGTAAGGGGATCCGGTGTTCTGCCGAGGTCCTGGAGCGATCGGCGCCGCTGTTCAATGGGCTGGCGTCGTTCCTCAATCCTCCGCCTCCCCAGCTGGGCGAGCACGGGTATCCCGGGCTCGAGAGGCTGTTGGGGGTGACCGAGAACGCGCGGTGGGACGAGGAGAGCCAGGCTGTGGTAGCTGACTACCGGCTCGCTGACACTGACACCGCGCGTTGGTTCCAGCGTCTCGTCGATGGCTGGCTGCGGGAGAGGGCTGACGGCCGGCCGGTGCCGGCGGTGGGTCTGAGTGCCGTGCCCTGGGTCATGTTGGGGCCGAAGGGCGAGGATGGGCTGCGGGAGGTTGTCGACATCGTGAACGTCGACCAGGTGGATGCGGTGTACAAGCCGGCAGCCGGCGGGGAGTTTGTGCAGGTCCTGGCGGCTCAAGAGACGGCGGTGGTAGGCCCGCAGAGCATTCCGGAGGAAAGGGAGCAACAGACGATGGATGAGCAAGGGGGAGATTCCATGAGTGAACGATTGGGAGAGGCGGCAGTTGCACGGCCGCCGGCCGCGGGAGCGGCCCTGGCAGAGGCGGGCGGACACGCAGGGCGATCGGGGGCGGAGGCGCAGGTCGCCGCCCCAACAGGATCGCCCGTTCGCCCCGCACCGGCTGTTGAGCCGGACGCGGCCGCGCCTG